TCTCTGTACGATTACCTAAAAACTGAGGGTTAACCGGAACAAACTGCCCATCAAGTTGAACTAACTTATCTTGCTTTTCATTCTCAACAGCCAACTTATACAGATCAAACATCAGTGGCTTTAAAAAGTTCTCAGCAAAATTTCTGCACATAACCATAATTCGACGATTACTAGCATTCATAAATTGAGTAATTAAATCAGAGCTGTTTTGCTTACTTACAACCGTGGAGTCCATACCTCTAGCCATACGGCTCATACCGGAGCGTGATTCTTTCTCTGTCTCTAACGACTCCATAGCCTGAAATACTGTGCCAGACAGATTAGGCATAGGCATGGGACGGACTACACTTTCAGGATTAGGACTATTAACATCAATAACAGCGCCAACGCGATTATCAAGCAAATCCCGTGGGTTTTTAACAAGGGATAAGTTAGCCACAAACCGTGAAGTGTTAGTCATAAACGTGTGATCTACCACGCCACGCTTTAAGCTTGATTGTGTCTTCTGAATATCAACCAACACATCGGCAAGGCTCATGCCGTGGAACCTGTGAGGTAGTGGGAATGGCGTGAAGTACCTAAAAGGCTTTTCGCTCACCATCTCAACGTCCAGTAAAGCTCTGCGGCTATGAAGTACCTTTAAATAAACGCATTTTTTAAGGTCTGATCGATACTTTTTTAGATATGATTCGTATATCGTCACATATTCACGATCATTGTCAGACTCATAGCTATCGTCTTTGCGGAGACTATCTATGGAGCTGCGACCAAGTGACCCGTCTTCATGTAGATCACGGTCTTCGTCAAGCTTTTGAACAACCTCTGGGTCAT